AACGATATGCAAGACAAGGCAATTGCTGGCTCAGAGAATGTAGCTACTGCAGCTTGGGTTATAAAAAATCAAACAAAAGAAATTGAATATTGGAAAGAGATGTTTGAGAAAGCAATGGAGGTACAAGAAAAATGAATGATCCAGTAAACAATCCAAAGCATTACACAACACATCCTTCCGGTATTGAGTGCATCCAGATTGTTGAGCACATGGGTTTTTGCCTTGGTAATGCTGTTAAATATATTTGGCGTGCTGACCTAAAAGGCGATCCCATTGAAGATCTACGTAAGGCCAGATGGTATTTAGATAGAGAAATTCAAAAACGGGTAGGCAAATGAGCAGCTGGTTAATTATTCTTACTGGAGCAATTTATGCGTATATATCCGGAGAACAGTATTTCAAGGGTAACGTTGGCATGGCTATTTGCTACGCTGGTTATGCTCTTGGTAATGTGGGTCTTTATATGATGGCAACTAAATAGGAGAAATGATGACAACTTTTACAACTGACGATAGAATTAAAGCCGGCATCTTCACAGAAGATCAGCAGATGCGAATACTGACCTCCATGGTTACTGATCAATACAATCAAGTTAGAAATATTCTTGACCATGTAAAGCAAAAACCATTAGACACTTCTGAGATAATGAAAATTAGCAAACAATATGCAGACCGTTATGAATTTGCCCGCGCCATTGAAAAAGCTCACCACATAGGAGAATAAGATGTTAGGATTGCTTACTGCTTTCTTTTTGTATTACGGCGATGCTGCTTGGGGATGGTGGGTAATATGGTTTATTTTAGAATTTGGTGATGTGGTTAAATTTACAAGGAAAAATTAAATGACTTGGAATCTGAGATTGGTAGACACAACGGAAGGTGACGAAAGTTTTATTGAAATATGTGAAGTATTTTATGACACCATGGGCAAACCTTTAGGTTATACGCCGGCAGGATTGTCCGGTGAAAATGTAGAAGAAATTCGCACTTACATTAAGTGGGCTTTAGAGGCCTTGGATAAACCAGTACTCAAGTTTAAGGAAAATAATGCACATCAAAGTTGAAAAAATGAAAGAACTGGACGATGGATCTGCCATAGTGTGGTTAGAGATGGATCCTGAATCTAAAGATTTTTTTATCGGGGAAGGTTTTTTAGCAGTACTGAAGCGTTCACTTGGCACTTCAGAATCGTATGTAAAGGAGAGTGAAAATGTTAAGCCAACAAGCAAAACAAAAACTAATAGCAGCAAGCAGCAAAGGGAAAAAAGACGCAACTCTAAAGGAAACAATCAAAAGGATTGATGAAGTTTTATATGAGCTGCACGCCACAGAGCCCATGTCGTTTATCACCACAGCCCATAAAAATGAGGACGGGGAAGTGTTTTTTAACGATATTAATAGCTTACTTGATGAAAGGAATTTTTACGATTATCCTATAATGGCTCATAGATTTAATTCCTTTATAAGACCTGTAAAAAATGCCTAAAAAAATTATTTTTGCCCCCGGATGCTTTGATGACCTTGACCTAAGTCAAGAGGAGCTTGACGCTCTGGTTGAAGATGTTATCCGGTCGGTTGAAGATGATTCATTTGAAGAAGATTCTCGGCCTCTTGACGAAGAAGAGGTTGAGGAACTCATTAAAATTATGGACAGGAAACACACCAGACAATGAACCGCTTAATAGAACTTGCCGAAGAACTTTATGCCCTTGGCCAGAACCCCTTTGAGGACTCCCATGAAAACGGAGATGCAATGCAGGATTTAGCCGTGGACTTTGGGCAGGCAATCCAAGAAACCGGCCAAATGATCCTGAGATATCAAAAAGATATCACTGAGTTGACTGATAAAATTAAATGGATGGCCGCACGGATTATAGAATTGGAGCTCAAGCATGAAACTCGTCATTGAAGAATTTAGTGACCATCTGGCTTATATAGAGGCTTTAGAAAAGGCATTAGAGCGCGTCAAAAAAGAACGAGACGGCTATAAGATAGCTTATGAAGCTTTACTTGCAGAAGATGAGTTTGATTTGGATGGCCGTTGTTGATCTACCGGAACCAAAAACTCTTAGAGATTGTTCGCCAGAGCCCTTGCCAGCATTGTGAAATTGAAGACGGAACCATAGTCGCGGCTCATTCCAATCAGCTGCGGGACGGCAAAGGCCGGTCTATCAAAGCCCATGACTACCGTATAGCAGCCCTTTGTTATAAGTGCCATATGGCTTTAGACCAAGGCGCTAAGCTATCCAAGGAAGAACGTACCGAAATGTGGGAAGAAGCCCACCGCAAAACTATCGGTTGGCTATTTGAAACCGGTAGGTTGGACGTACACAAGTAACCTATTGACAGTAAATTTCACATTGTGGTATACTGCGAACAGTTAAGCCCCGCCTTAGCTCTTGCACTATCTCCTCGTGTATCCATTTAGCAGTGGACACAGGTAAGTTTCACCTCCTCCTCAGCGCTCCCCGCGCCCAGAACCCTCAGACTAATCCTCTGGGGGTTCTCTCTTTCTGTTGCACCTTTTTTTGTTTTGGTGTATTCTGGTCTTACTGCTAAGTGGATGATACGAGGATGATGACAATTAATTTTGTCGTCTATCTTCTATTCTCCACTTCAGTCGTACTCCAGACGTCACCAAGAGCCTACATGGGCTGCGTGGATAATACATAGGCCGGTTTACACCTGATTGCGTGCCTCGTAGCGTTAAATGGCGACTACACAAGTGGGAAGATACATGGGTGAGACAAGTCTTCCAACGAATGACCATTAACTCCGGTAGGACTGGGTATATATACTGGGTCAGGTAACAGCACTCTAGATGTGGGGGCTGTCACCCTTGGGGAACCTTTGCCTAAATTTTGTGGTAATATTGTTGCACTGCAACATTTAACGAAAGGGCAGATATGTTTGATTTTGAAAAGCAATATAAAGATGCACTAAACAAGTTTGATACTGTAACTAAGCAATCCAAAGAGGCGTATGAGTTTTGGTACAACTGCGTAATGGATACTTGGAAAAGTTTTTACAGCAAGAAATAAGTCATATTATTTCTACAGAAAGGGGCATTAGCCCCTTTTTTGTTTCTTAAAGTTTACAAAATGTGTAATTAACTACTTATTTAAGTGTGTAAATGTTCTATTTTTGCATGATTTTTTATTGAAATTTCATGCACATATACCAATGTATAACGCTGTATATCATAAAAAAAGTTTCCCGAGCGGGCAATTCTGATGAAAAAGTAGGCAAAAATAGGAAAATATTCCCGATCGGGGCATTTTGTAAGAAAAGGTTAATGACTCATAAACGAGTCCTTAAGTGGGTTAATGACCCATATATGTTACGTTACAATTCCAGCGGGTCAAAGCCTAGCTCATCTGATATAACCTTGGTGCGCCGGCGGAACTCGGCATCGTGATGTGACCATTTAGGGGTCTTCCAGCGGCTCATATGCACGCATTCATGAATTAAGACGCGGATCACTGTTGACAGATGACCGCACTTCTTATCTGAAATGGTAATGATGTGCTCGTAATCTTCGCCATCATCATATAAATACGTACCCATAGTCTCTGGGTCTGAGTCCACAATAAACTTAATTTGCTCCGGCAGCGGCATAGGCCAACGCTGGAATGGCTTCATACAGTAGATTGCACTGTATAGATTACGTAGGATGGACGGGGTAAGTTTCATACATTGTTTATGCAGCCGCGGAACTCAAATTCATCCTCGCCGCATACCTGAATTAGCTCTGGAAGCATTAGTCTACCACGCTCAAAAGACAATAGGGCGAATCCCGCTCTCCAGTCCTTACAGCCGTCTTCCGTGTAATGTACGTACTGTTCGCCATTAGGATCGGATAGAGTGCCTGTTTGGACGCCATAGCGCGTTCCGTTGTAGTCGGTAATAGGCTGGACAGCCAAATTGTGTGTGTGGCCTGTAATCATGTTTACGCCAGAATTAAGGGCATTGGCGCGGCCAGCTCCAAAACCACCTTTCCAGCGGTGTTTGATGCAGGTATCCTCATTGACCCAGTAAGACCAGCATGGTTTCCACATAGGGAAGTGGTCTTTAAGGGTAAACCCTGATATCCCCTCATACTGGGGAACTTGGGCTGCCAAAAAAGTCTCAAAACGGGCATCATGGTTACCCATCGTCCAGACCAGCTCAGCACCAATAGATACTCTTTCAATGCCGGCCATAAATTCTTTACAGGCCTCCAGCTCTTCTTTAACTGTAGGGCTTTTAGACCAGCCTATCCTTGGATGCCGGCTATTCTGAGAGCCGTCAAAAATATCTCCATTTGCAACCACGACTTGAGGGCGGAACTCTTTAATAATCATTAATAGAGCCTTATACGCGGTAGTGTAGTCATCTGGCCAGAAGTGGGCATCAGAGAAGACCACGACTCTACCTTTTTCCATTTCTGTGCCGCGTCTTGCGTTGCCAATGACTTGTTCTAGCTTACGCAGCGGTGAATAGCGCTTATCTTCTATGGTGGGCAACGAGATGTTTAGGCGGTTCTCTATGGATCTACGCCGGTTATATACGGATCTGACATCCATGCCATGTTTTTTTGCAAATGCCTGTGGACTGCCGATCTTTTTCCACGATGTGATAAATTGATCGTCCGTTAAAAAATACGCCGCCATTTTTTTCCCCATTTGTTGAACAAATTCAAGCAATTAAACCATACTTTTATGAAAAGCAATAACTATTTCTTGTAAGTTGACTTGTAATACCTAATTTTTTTCTGTATAGTTTTAAGTCCACTGCTAGGATAAAAATGATTGATGAAAACGACCGCATTAGGGAACTTACTGATGTAATAGATGAACTATCGGAGGAAAATAGAAACCTAACAGAGATCATTGCAGCACAGCTCTGGGACGCAAGTGATATAGAGAGGGATTGGATACAGGAGGAATTAAAAGCACTAAGGAAAGAGAATAAATTATTAAAGATAGATAACAAGTCATTGCGGTACAGTAGGGATATGTTTCAGAACCGCAATGCCGAATTGACTGCATCATTAAATTCATATGCAAAAAAGTTAAAAAAACTTTGAGCCCACGCCAGAGGGATTCTGGCAGTTAAAGGAGAAGTATGTTAGTTTTGCGCGAGCACCAGCAGCACGTTATTGAGAAGTTGAGAGAGGGATTTAGGGATGGACATAGATCACAGTTACTATACGCACCGACAGGATTTGGAAAGACTGAAGTAGCCATTGCCCTGATGAAGGCAACCAATGAGAAGTATAAGAAGGCGGCTATGGTTTTAGACCGCATCATTTTGGTTGACCAGACTAGCGATAGATTAGATAAATACAATATTCCTCACGGAGTATTGCAGGCTAAACACTACAAACACAATAGAACCCACCGGCTGCAAGTCTGCTCAGCGCAGACCTTGGAGAAGATGAAAGACTTCCCGCAGATGGATTTATTGATTGTGGATGAATGCCACATAGCACGCAAGCAGACTTCAGAGTTTATTAGAAACAATCCACACATTAAAGTGATTGGTTTAACTGCGACACCCTTTACCAAAGGTCTGGCCAGTCTTTATACCAATGTAGTGTGCGGGTCAACAACGGAATCATTAGTAAACGATAAGTGGTTAACACCACTAAAAGTATTTATTGCCAAAGAAATTGACATGACTGGCGTTAAGAAGGTTGCCGGTGAGTGGTCACAAGACGCGGTAACAGAGCGCGGCATGAAGTTAACCGGCGATATAGTACAAGAGTGGATCAAAAAGACCCACGAAGTTTTTGGTATGCCTAAAAAGACTATTGTTTTTTGTGCAGGCGTAGCTCACGGCGCAGACCTAGTAAAACAGTTTGCCGAGCACGGATACAATTTTGTATCAATTTCATATAAGGACGATAGTGAATATAAACGACAAGCTATTGCAGATTTTTCGCGGCCGGATACACAGATACATGGCCTTATTGCTACCGATATTCTTACTAGGGGTTTTGATGTTCCTGATGTCGCCATTGGAGTTTCCGCTAGACCTTTTTCCAAGTCACTTTCTTCCCACATCCAGCAACTGGGCAGAGTCATGCGCCCCCATCCTAGTAAAGATTTTGCTCTGTGGCTAGATCACTCTGGTAATTTCTTGCGGTTTAGAGATGACTGGGATGAGGTATTTCAAAACGGCGTTCAAGTATTAGACAACGATGGAGAGAAGGCCAAGAAAGAACCTACTGAGCGGCTAAAGAAAGAAGCCAAATGCCCAGCGTGCTCATTCCTTTTGCCAAAGAATACGGATTGCTGCCCATCTTGCGGCCACATTCGCCAGCGGCGCAGCGAGATTGCTGCAGTTGCCGGCACAATGGAAGAGCTGGCCATGGAAACTGTTAAGGTCAAGAAAGACGACAAGCAGCTTTTCTACTCCGAGTTATTGTATGTTGCTAAAGAGCGTGGTTACAACGAGTACTGGGCAAGCCATAAGTACAAAGAAAAGTTTAAAGTCTGGCCAAGAGGATTAGAAGATAAGACTCGGCCGCCATCGTTATCCACCATGGGCTGGATCAAGTCTCGCAACATTGCTTGGTCTAACCGAAAAGAAAAGTTGGCAGCATGATATTTTTTAAATTTGTATTCTTTACTTTGTTTGTTATTGCTTTCTTTAATGGAATGCAGATGGCAGTAGATTATTCACTAAGGCCAATAGTGTATCAATGCAGCGAAGTAAGTACTGCAGATCCAATTAACGTGCAAAAAAAATGTAGAAAATGGATAGCCGAAAAGAAGACAACCGAAGGTTCGTAAACCATCTGAACGCCAGCCAGCAAGCGGTGTGGGAGATGGCTCAATGGTTATCTTCCCTTGGGAAAGTGGTTACTATTCCGCCAACCAAGGTGACGCCTAGTTACGAAGAGCGTATGAACTTTGTAGACGAAGGTGATCTATACATCTGCGATGTACGCGGCCAAGATGAAAAGCGGGTAGAAGTTAAGCATCTAGGCGCACAATTTACTTGCGCGGAGGATTGGAAGTTTGGAGAGCATTTTATGGTTTGCGCGCGGCATAGCTTTGATAACGCAGACCCTAAACCTTATCTCTATATCTACTTAAGCAAGGACAAGACCCATATTGCAACCTTAAAGGGAGATACCCACGCGCAATGGTTCGTAAAGACCTACAAAGATAAGCGGTACGATGACATGACACAAGAGTTTTACATTTGTAAAACCAACCTATTAAAATTTATGAGGAACGAATAATGCAACCAGTAGTAAAAAGATCATTCCCTATGACCCAGCAAGAAGTAGCAGACATATTGGGGGTGAGCCGTTCTATGGTTAATCAGTATGAGAAGCAAGCATTATCAAAGATTAGAAAAGCCCTAGAAAAACGGGGCATTAAAGCAAGCGATTATTTGGAGGTCAAATGAGGTTTGAAGATTTTGCAAAAGCTCATGGCCTGATTATTAATTCAATCATGCATGATAAATGGGTCAGAGTACCCACAACCGATCACCCACACAAAAAAAATGGCTCATATATATTTGACGGGAACAGAGGCGCGGTGCAGAACTGGGCGACAATGGAGAAACCCGCGATTTGGAAATCCGAAAGCCCGAATCCGATCCATATTACGCGCATTAAGAATAGCAATAATCAGCGAAAAGAACTGGCGGACAAAGCAGCGGCCAAGGCTGGTTGGATTATGCACCAGACACAGATGGAAACGCATCCGTATATGGAGAAAAAAGGGTTTCCGGATGAGAAGTGGCCGGTTTGGAACGACAACGGCGTGCGTAAGTTAGTTATACCGATGCGGATCGGAGAACGATTGATCGGATGCCAGCTCATCAATGAGCAAGGGGATAAAAAATTCCTGTATGGACAAACGACTAAGGGCGCAAGTTTTACCATGGATGCAAAAGGGATTCCCATCTTCTGCGAGGGGTTTGCCACGGGGAATTCCATTCGCCTCGCTATGAAAAGCAGCAACCTGAGATATTGTATCTACATCTGCTTCAGCGCAGGAAATCTCAAGGAAGTAGCGCGGACAGTCGGGAAGGGGATCATTGTTGCTGACAATGACCCCAGTCATATCGGTGAATCCGTTGCGATTGAAACAGGCCATCCGTACTGGCTCAGCGGAACAGCTGGGGAGGATTTCAATGATTATCATATGAGAGTGGGCATCTTTACCGCCAGCCAAAGCCTTAAAAAAGTATTGATGCCCAATTATACTATTCACCGCTAGGATCGCCGGCGGTAATCTCAATATCGTTAACTTCCTCACCATCCTGAAGGTCTAGCTCATCATAAGCAAGATCTTCAGCCTCATCCTCGTTGCCGCAGTCAACTGTAACGGTGACCGAGCGGCGTAAGTAAAAGGTAACATCATACTGTCTTAACATTTTCTTCTCCTCTGAGTTTTTCAATGACCTGAGCATAATGCCGGCCAGTATCTTGAATAAAGTAGGTGTTGCCGGTAGTGGCCTTGTAATCCGTACCCTCTTGCCAAGCCTCTACAAAAGTATCAAATTCACCTAAATGTTCTTTCTTGCTGTCGTATAGTTGAAAGCGTTTCATTTTTTACCCCTTTTTTCAATAGCTTTTTCAATCCAGTGATCCATGGAATCCCAAGTATGGCCATGGTTACAATCGTGGCGTTTTTCCATCATCTGCAGCACCCAGCGCGCCTCTTCTGTACTAATGTCTTCGCAAGCCTGCTCAATGACATCATCAACGCACCACCACTCTGCCATCCAATCAGGATCAAAATACCGCTTAACAGCCATCTCAGCCTCGGCCTTTGTGCCGTTGACCGGAATATTTACCTCAATCATTACTTTCATCTTCGTCATCCTCGTGGTTCATAAAAACAAATGGCACAACTGTCTCAGATAAGAGATTGCCTTGCTCATCGCAGATAGTCACATAAAAACATTTATCGTCATTATCTTGCGTTGCCTTAACGTAACCGCCGGTTCTAGTTGTGCAGTTATATTCGTCTGTAACGTCAAAATTGACCACAATTGAGCCATCATCCAGCTCATCTGTAGCCATTACGATCTTTTCGTACTCTTTTAATTTACTCATTACTCTCTCCTATCTTCTCTCCAGTATCTTCATAATAATTGCCGGCCAGCTCATCCATCAGTCTGGACAGCTTGTTATATATATCACCATCAACCTCGTCCAAAATGTCATGGATGCGCTGATACATATACTTAGTGGCCACCCTACTGTTACCCCACTCTAGCGTCATGTCATCGCCGCCCAGCTTATCGGCCATATCCATCATTGAGCTAAAGCAAGTGGGACAAAAATCCACCGGCAAAACCCCAAATTCACCAGAGATACCGCCCTCTTCGTCCAGCGAAAACTCACAACTACAAACCGAGCATTTTTCCATCATTTTTCCCCGAAAAATAAACTTCACCTTTAAATAATGCTGGGATTAAATAGCCATCATACGAATGCTTGACCATAAAATCATCAGCCTCTTCCTCCTCCATCATCAGCTGGCATTGAATTTCATGGACGATTGCACACGGAAAATGATCGCGGCCGCCATCCTTTAAAAATTCGCCAAACTCAATTCTGCCAAATAGAACGATATTACGCATTTTCTTCCTCCAGCTTGTAAATTAAAACCAGTATTTTGTTCCAAGTCTGATCGGCCGCTTTATTTATCTTTCCGGTCATATGCTCTTCTACCGTCAACTCCGTATAGTGTTCAATCAATGACCTTAAATCAGATCCTATTGCCTTCCTATCCATTTTCTTCCTCCATAAATTCAATGGCCTCACCCACAAAAGAGCTGGCCACCTCTAATTTAAGCCCTACATCCAGCCGCATACATTCAACTTGGCCAAGGATATCCTTTACCAGCCGGAGTTTTTCTAAATCAGTTAAGTCTCTCATGCCTCTTTTACCTCCTCTATTTTAAAATCCACGCGATACGGCTTTAGCATGGTCAAACTGGTTTCTGCCATAAACGTCTCGGCATCCTCCAAATTGACGGCCTCCACCTCCAGCATATAGCTATATGTCTCAGACACTACCCCAATATATTTCATATTTCCATCTCCGCGTAAGTATTTAATTGATAATCACGCACCGCGTAGCCGATAACATTCGCGCGAAATTCACGCGCAGCTAACCGCTCCATCATCTCCAGCGCCTGATCCTTATCTTCAAATTGCGCGATCACGCCGCTATCCTCCGTAGTATTACGATATACATAAAACATAAGCCCCCCTAGATTGATAAACAAACAACAATTAAAAAATAAACCGCGGCCATAGTGGCGGCTGCCACCAGTACATTAAGGATAATTTCCTTTAATTCATTCATAGCACCACCTCCAGCCCATAATCGCGTAAGTGCGCCCTAAACTTGCTGCCTCCGGACGTCTGCGCCCCCTTAAAAATCGCCTCTGCATCCGCCTGATCCATAGATGGGTTTGCGTCTATAAAAATGATACGCGCCAGACCCTTCGGCACCGGCTTACTATTGAAATAAAATTGCATACATCCTCCATAAGTTAATGACCGCCAAAAATGACAATCCC